TGGGGCCAAAGCAGACCGATGAGCCGCCGAGCGTAAACTTTCCTAAACTCTGTAAACTCCCATGACAACCGCCGCCAGTTATGTTGCGCTCAACATCGGACACCACCTCATTAAATGGGCAGTTTCCCGCATTCGAGCTAAGGCAATGACACCGGAACAATTCGCTCTCCAGCATTCTCCGAACGCCAAGCCGAACGCTCCGGTGCTGCGGACCATTGCCGTGGGCATCCGGGACATCATAAACGAAAAGCCCGAGAACCTACCCGAGACGCTGCGATGACCCAGACCGATTACGTCAACCACAGCGGTCTGACCAAGGGCCGGGTAAGCCAACTGGTGAAGGCCGGGATGCCGTTGACCTCGCCCGAGGCCGCGGACTCTTGGCGGGGCATGGGTGCCCAGAAGCGCCCGGGGATCATCCCGAAATCTGCTTCGGGATCATCCGCAGATCCGGGACCGTATCGACCGCCCGAGGCCCAAGCACCTACAGACCCATCGTTGATCTCAGCGGACACACCAGCGGGCTCCTACGAACGGCAAAAAGGCATCGAGAAAGCTGCCTACGCCTTGTCAGTGCGGGCGCTTAAGGCAGGGCAACCGGACGCCGGCCGACTGGTTCAGATCCACAACAGCGCAGCCCGCAACCTGACCGCCGCCCGGGAGGAGGTGCTAACGTTAGCCGAGCGAGAACGAACGCTCGTCTCCGGTGACTGGGTCCGAAAGGTCATGCAGGAACACGACGGAGCGGTCGCCACATTGCTGCGATCAATGCCCAAACAACTCGCCGGCCGGATCGCGCCGCACGACCCCGAGCACGCAGAAAAGGAACTGGACCGCTGGGTTCAGGAAGTAGCCCTCGCAACCTTGCAGCAAACCGACCCATGGAAATAAAGACCAAGCCAACCATCGAAAACGTCTCAATCGAGAAACTCAAAGCCTACGACCGCAACGCCCGGACCCATTCGTTTGAACAGGTCGCCCAGATCGCCGCTTCAATGGTCGAGTTTGGATTCACCAACCCGGTGTTGATCGACAAACATGGGACCATTGTGGCGGGGCACGGTCGCGTGGAAGCCGCCCGGTCGCTTGGATTGGAGGACGTGCCTTGCATTCGATTGGAACACCTCACCGAGGATCAAGTCCGGGCCTATTGCTTGGCTGACAACAAGTTGGCACTTAATGCGGGTTGGAACATAGACGCCCTAGCCGGGGAATTAAAAGGCCTCGACGCGGTCGGTTTCGACCTAAGCTTGACCGGATTTAGCCCGGAGGAACTCGCCGAAATCATAGGCGACACCGTCGAAGACACCGACCCGCAGCAAGCCGCCCCAGAAGTCGAGTTCTCCGAGGAATTGCTCCACGCTCACAACTACGTTGTCTTGTACTTTGACAACCCGTTGGATTGGCAAGTCGCCCAAGAAAAGTTTGCACTTAAGGAGGTCAAAGACCTCATCCCCAGAAAAGGGCAACCCACCGGCATCGGACGGGTCATCCGAGGGTCCGAGTGGCTCAACCGCATCGCATGAAAGACCCCACCGTCTCCGTCATCATCCCGTCGTTTCGGCGGGCTCACCCGGATCGCCTACCCGGTCGGGACTACTTCCAGTCCGCCCGATACTGCGTCCCGGAATCCCAAGCGAAAGACTACGCCAACGTGGTCGGGGCGTCCCGGGTGTTGGCAATCCCGGACTCGGCCGACGGTAACATTGCCCGAAAACGGAACTGGATCCTCCGAAATATCCCGCGGCCGTTGCTCATGATCGACGACGACGTCAGCGGGCTTTGCCATACCGAAGGCGTCTACAAGCGCGGCCGGTGGACCGGAAAGAGCAACCAGAAGATTATGCTAACGCCGGAGCAAGCCGAAGACCTTATCATTCGTGGCTTTAACCTCGCTCAGCAGTTTGGGTGCGTTTTATGGGGTCTCAATCTCAACGAGGACGGGCGCATCTACAAACAGTTCAAACCGTTCTCGCTATCCGCCCCGGTGTTGGGGCCGTTCACCGGGCATTTGTCGCACCGATACCTCAACGACGAAAGGATGGGATCGAAGGACGACTACGACTTTGCGCTCCAAGTGTTGAACAAAGAGCGAAAGATTCTCCGTCTAAATAAATACGCGTACGTCTGCGAACACGGGGACAATGCGGGCGGGATCGTGTCGAGCCGGACCATCGAGTCCGAAACCAAATTTTGCCGAGCCATTGAAAGAAAGTGGGGGCGGCACGTCATCCAATACTCACTGCAACCAAAACGCATGGCCGACTTGCTCAATGCCCGAGTCGCCGTCCCGATTGGGAACGTCTGATGTTCACCGACTTACAACGAGACCTTTTGGAGTTCCGCCGGGGCTTGTACCGACCGACACCGAGGCAAACCGTGGTCCAATGGGCTGAGGCCAATCTTAAACTGACCGCGAGGCAGACCGAGCATCCGGGACCGTACTCGACCAGCGTTCGACCCTACGTCAGGGAACCGCTCGAATGTTGGAAAGACTCAGGCGTGGTCGAAATGACGCTGTGCTGGGGATCTCAGACCAGCAAAACGACGACCCTGATGGCTGGCCTCGCGTGGTTGATCGACAACGAGCCAAGCCCGGCGCTCTGGTTAATGCCCACAGAACCCCTCGCCCGGTCGTTCTCAAAATCTCGATGGATGCCGATGCTGGAGGATTGCCCTGCCATGGTCGCGCATTTTCCGAGCGACAAGGACAAGCTGACCCACCTCGAACAGCATTTTGACCGCTCGACGCTAACTTTTGTGGGCACCAACAGCCCGGCCAACCTAGCCTCAAGACCCGTCCGGGTGCTGGTGGCCGACGAGGTTGATAAGTTCGCCCAGGCCTCAGACCGAGAAGCCGACGCGCTGGACTTGGCCGAGCAGCGCCTCAAGGCGTTCTCATCCTCCAAACTGTTCTTGACCTCGACCCCGACCACCACCGAGGGCCGAATCTGGCAGCGGTTCCTTCGTGGGGACCAGCGCCGGTATTACCTGCCCTGCCCAAATTGCAAGGCCCTGATCCGGCTCGAGTGGAAACAAGTCAAATGGGACGAGAGCGCCAAGCATGAAGACGGCAAATGGGACTTCGGCCGGGTCCGTGGATCCGCCCGCTACGAGTGTCAACTTTGCAAGGGGGCCATCACCGACTCCCAAAAGGTCGCAAGTCTCCGGCACGGCCAATGGATCCCAGAAAACAAGGGTTCGTTGCCCGGGGTCCGATCTTACCATCTGTCGAGCCTTTATAGCCCAGACCGCAAATGCACATGGGGTCACCTAGCCGTGCAGTTTTTGGAGGCCCAGGAATCCCTGATCGGGCTTCAAGGCTTCATTAACGGCAACTTGAGCGAGCCATGGGAAAACCAAGCCGCGCCTCGACAACGCGAGGAGTTAATCGTCGCAGGGACCGAAGGCGTGCCCGAAAAGGCGATCAAGTTTTTGACCGTCGACTGTCAGGCTTCAAGCCCGCACTTCTGGTTTGTCGTCCGTGCATGGAACGAGGACGGATCTTCCCGAGCCATCGACGCGGGACCGCTGGACACTTGGCACGACGTGAGGGAAAAGCAGTCCCATCACGGGGTGCAGGACGTCCACGTCATTATCGACTCAGGCTACGATGCTCCCAGCGTTTACTCAGAATGCCTCCGGTGGGGCCGATTCTTTCCGCGCACCGGCCGGGTGCCTCTGTGGGTTGGGTGGATGCCCGCCAAGGGAATGCCGAGGAAGGGTTGGCGCAACCCGAAAACCGGGGTGGAAGATCCATTCTTCCTCCGAGGCATTGACCCTCGTGTCGGCGACAACGCTGGCCGGCAGGGACGTCTTGAATTAAAGCTCTTGGAGTTTGGCACCGACGTGACAAAGGACATTCTCGAACGCCTCCGCAAGGGCAAGACAGCCACCCGGTGGGAGGTCGCCGATAACGTGGCCTCGCCGGAATACTGGAGGCACCTCGACTGCGAGCAAAAGGTCGCTCGACTTTCCAGCGCCACCGGCCGAACAACGTGGACGTGGTTGTCTCGTTCCTCAAAATGGCCGAATCACTTGGCCGACTGCGAAGTCATGCAAGTTGCCGGTGCAATTTTCCACAACCGCCTCCGCATGACCAACTCCGATGCAAACTGACCTCCTCACGACAAAGGAAATCGCCGCCATGCTCAAGCGGGCTCCGTCCTACGTCTACGCGATGAAGGCCCGAGGGTTCCCAATGCCTGGAGGCCGGGCGCGACTCACAGAGGCGTTGGCGTGGCTGACAAAACATCCGCAACCGCGTGCCGAACGCCGCCACGGGCGGAAATGAGCGAGGACGGTTCAAACCACCCGTAGCGTCAACGCTCTGTTCTTGCGGACCTTCAATCGTGGCAGTTTCTTCTGTATTCGCCCGCGGTCTCTTGCGTCACGTCTACTCGACGGTGACCCACGGGGCCACGCTGCTCGATAAGCTCAACAGCCTCAACAACGAGGCCGTCCACGCGCTTGAGTCGGGCAAGATCTTGCAGCAGACCACCGGCAATGGGCGGTCGGTGACGTTCCAAGTCAATGGTTCCGAAGGCGTGACTCCCACAGACATGGCCGAGGCTTTCAGCCGTTTGCTTGACCTCTACGACGACGCGGTGACGGCCGGAAATGCGACTGATGCCAATCGCTTCGGCTACATGATGGGACGGCTAAAACCCGTTCGTGCCTTCCGCAACGATTTCTCTAATCTGATGCGATGAAATTACTTGAACGCCTAGCCGCTGCGACTCGGTTCGTGGTTTCACCAAAAGCCCGGTACGAGGGAGCCCGCCAAACAACTCAGCGATCCACGCTGCACGGTTCGGTTCAGTCGGCTTCGTTCGACATCGACCCCTACAGCCGCTACGAGTTGGTGCGTCGGTCCCGGTACTTTGAGCGCAACAATGCGTTTGTGAACCGCATCGCTGACCTTTTTGAGCAGTACACTGTAGGGCAGGGACTCGCGTTCTTTCCGTCGTCGTCTGACACCGCGTGGAATGCGACCGCGCTTAATTACTGGCGCGACTGGCAACGGTTTGCCGATCTATCCTCCCGCCTGTCGTTTGGAAGCCTTCAGGGCATCATTGCCCGGGCGCTTTTCGTCGATGGTGAAATTTTCATCATCCTCACCCGAGGTGAATCTGGAAACCCTCGGATCCAGTTGGTCGAATCCCACCGGGTCAAAAGCCCGCCCGCTTTGCAGGGTCGGACTATCATTGACGGCGTTGAGGTGGACGAGCGGGGCCGGCCGGTAGCCTACCACATCACCAACGACGACGGAAAACGTCAGGACATTTTCCAGCGGGTCGAAGCCGAGTTCGTTGTCCATGTTTTCGAGCCGGGACGCCCGGGTCAGTATCGCGGACTCCCGGCGCTTTACCCGGTCATGAACGACCTTCACGACTTGGACGATCTCCAAATCTTTGAAATGCAAGCCGCCAAGGCCGCGTCAAAGGTTCAGAACGTCATAAAGACCAAGGAGGGCGAGGTCACCGATGACGACATTATCCGCGGGACAATATTGGGAAGCGATGGGGTCGAACGGGCTGATTATTACAAGGACGTCTTCGGCGGGGAGGTCGCTGTTCTAAAACACGGTGACGAGTTCAACCAGTTCCAAGTTGAGCGCCCGTCTGCTGCGACCAGCGGTTACTGGGACTACCTGACCGCCAAGGTCTGCGCTGGCATTGGCATCCCAAAAGAGATTGTGCTGCCTACCTCGATGCAGGGCACCTCGATGCGGTCGGTTCTCGACATTGCCAACGCCTTTTTCCGGTCCCGGTCTTTCGTGATCGCAGACCACCTCCGCCGCGTCTACGAGTACGTCATCGAAACCGGAATTAAAACGGACCCGTCAATGCGTCCGGCACCGGCTGATTTCTATCGGTCAACCTTTCGGTCTCCGCGGTCGATCAATGTGGACGTGGGCCGCAATTCATCTGCTGCGGTGAATGAGTTCAAATGCGGCATGAGAACGCTCCAGAGCATCTACGCCGAGACCGGAGAGGACTGGCGCGAGCAACTGCGGCAAAAGGCGGCTGAAATTGCTTATGCCCAAGAACTCGCTCAGGAGTTCAACGTGGACCGGGCCGAGATCATGACTCTTGACCCCAACGAGCTTTCGAGCAACAACGCCGCAGCAACAAACGCGTGAAAAACTGGTACGAGATCAAAGCACAAGCCCAATCGGATCAACCGATTGAGGTTCTGATTTACGACGAGATCGGAGGCTGGGGGATCACGGCTGCTCAGTTTGTGCGCGACGTCAAAGCCCTCGGCAATGGTCCGATCAATGTCCGCATCAACTCGCCCGGCGGGTCGGTGTTCGACGGTCTGGCAATTTACCACTATCTGTCGTCTCGGCCTGACGTGACCGTCACCGTGGACGGCATTGCTGCCTCGATTGCTTCCATCATCGCCATGGCTGGCGCCAAACGCGTCATGCCCGCGTCGGCTTATCTGATGATCCACAACCCGTGGACCGGTGCTATCGGTGACGCCAATGACCTCCGCGAACAAGCCGATCTCCTCGACAAGTTGGGCGAGACCCTCGCCGGGATCTACTCGAAGGTGACCAAGAAGGGCAAAGAAGCTATCCGCACCATGATGGACGCGGAGACTTGGATCGACGGCACCATGGCTCTGTCTGATGGATTCATGACCGACCTGACCGATGCCAAACCAATTTACGCCAAGGTCCGTGCCGACCGATTCGCTTGCACTCCGACCGCCTTGGTTCAGGCCGCAGCGCCGTCTGAACTCATGGTTGATGACTGTGTCAGTTGGAACGATTCAACCGGCACCGCTTACGGAGAAATTCTCGAAATCAAACGCGAGGGCACTCTTGAACTGCCAGACGCTGGAATCCTAGTCGTTGCCTCCGCAGCCGATCCCGCTGCCTTGATTCAGCGGCATCAACCCATCCCGGGGACGGACGCTTTCGTCGAGGGGGACATTCTCGTTGGACTCAATTTCTCCCAACTGACCAAGGTCGAAGGCCTGAAAATTGTTGAGACCGAGTACAAGGACTCCAAGGTTGGTGACATTCAAGCCGTTTCAAAGACCGCGCCTCAAGCCGCTCGCAACGCATTTGACAAAGGCGTCAAGCAGGTCGAAGACGGCAAAGGTGGGGACGGACTTGAACCGGCAACCGTGAAGGAAGCCCGCAGCCTCAAGGCTGGCGAGGCACCGACCGAAGCCAAGATCCGCAAAGCTTACCGTTGGTGGGCTCGCAATGAGCGGTTCCTTGAAGCCGAAGTGGACAGCCCGGCTGACGTTGCTGGCAATCTTTGGGGCGGTGCTGCTGGCCGTGACTGGTTCCGCGCTCTGTACGCGCAACTGGAAGCAGAGACGGAGTCAAACAAAACAACCGAGACTGACCAAAACAACATCGAAACCATGCAAAAACTGCTTCAGAGTCTGACCGCCGCCGGTTTGATTTCCTCCGTTGACCTCGCCGAAGACGCCGTGGTCGCTGAGTTTGAGACCAACTTCGCCAACTTCGCCAAGGCCAAGGCCGACGCTCAGGCCTCGTTGGACGAGATCGCCAATGCCAAGATTGTTGCCACCGTCGAGGCTGCAATCGCTGACGGGCGCATCATGGCGAGCGGCAAGGACGCCTGGGTTGCCCAGATCAAGTCCGACGCCAAGGCCTCTGATTTACTGGCTGTCATCCAAACGATGAAGCCCGGATCCGACCCAGTCGGCGCTCCGGTTTCCTCGGGCGAAAAAGCCTCCGATCTTCGCGCTGAATTTGCACGGATCACTGATCCCAAACAGCGCACTACTTTCTGGTCCGCCAACAAGGCCCAGTTGCTTCAACAGTAAACTCACACACCCAAACACACCATGGCTAACACCCTCGATTCCGGCCTGAATGGGACGCTCATCTCCCAGGCGGGCCTAGACGCTTTCGTTGGAGCTTTTGCTCCCATGCAAGCCTTCACCACCGACTTTGACCCGGCTCCGGCCTCGAAGTCTGACACCATCCAAGTGCCTTACGTTCCGGCCGCTTCTGCCGCCGCGGACTTTTCCGGCACCTACACCCGTCAGGACAGCACCCTGAACAAGCGCACGATCACGCTCAACAAACACAAGTTTGTCACTTGGTTCCTGTCCGACGTGTCCATGGCTAAGTCGCCCGCCGCGACTTTGGAGCGCTTCGGTATGCAGAAGGGCTTCCAGTTGGCCAAGGCCGTGTTTCAGGACATTTTGTCCGCGGTCACCAGCACCAACTACGGATCCGCTGCCCACACCGGTGTGGCCGCAAACTTCGATTACGCGGACGTGGTCGACATCAAGGACGCTTGCGACACCGCAGATATGCCCGAGGTGCCCCGCTCGTTGATCCTTGGATCCAGCTACTACAACGCCCTGCTGAAGGACTCCGTCATCAAGGACGCCGCCGCCCTCGGTGCGACTGCTAACCAGACCGGTTCCCTCCCGAACCTGTCCGGCTTCATGACCTACCGGTCGAGCCTAATCCCGGGCAACTCCCAGAACCTCGTAGGCTTCGCCGCTTACCCTTCCGCGCTCATCACCGCGATGCGTTACCTCCAGCCCGCTGGCCGCAGCCAAGATGGGGTCTATCGACCCGTGGCTGACGAAAAGACCGGCATCACCCTTGGCTACCGCGAGTTCTACGACAACGACACCGGAAACGTCGTCGCTGTGCTTGAGTGTTTCTATGGCTACGCTCTCGGCGAGGCCAATTCGCTCAAGCGGATCATCTCGGCCTAATCGCCATGCGCCTCGGGATTCTCATCGTAGACGGCAAGGTCGTTTCTGGACCCGCTCTGGCCTCACAGGTCGAAGCGGAGTTCAAAGCGACCGTGCATTCTGGGGGCAACGGAATCGGCACAATCGAACTTTGGTCTGAGGACCGAGGCCGCGAGAAGCGCCACAAGTTCCCGGGATCTATTCCCGCCCCGGTGCCAGACAAGCCGCGCAAAAAGTAACCGAGCCAATGAACGCAGCCGATACGGCACTCGCTAACGGATTCACCGCCTTGCTGGCAACGGCAGGGGACACGGTGACTTTCCGAGGTGCGTCCGTGTCGGCTGTGATCAACTGGGTTCCGTTTGACGAAAAAGCCTTTCCGAACAACCCGGACTTTGACCGCGAGTCAACCAGCCGAGTCGAGTTTGTCGACGGGGCAGTTTCTCCAGATCCGAAGGTCGGGGAGGTCATCACGCAGGGAACCAAATACCACCGCATCCAATCTGTTCGCTATAACGGGCTGGCTTGGATGATGGATTGCGAGGTGACGACGTGACTCTAAGCTTCGAGACCAACCTCGCCGAGTTCAACGCTGCGTTGACCCGTTACGCCGCGCTGTCGAGCAAAGGAGCGGCTGAGGCCGTTGCCAAAAAGGGTGCCGACTTTGGTTTCCGCCTTTCCCGCAAATTGCTGGCGCTTGCCCCAAGCAAAGGTTCCGTCCGAGAAAGCCGCCTTGCCATCCTCGCTTCTGGTGGGGGCCTCAAGATCCGCGACAAGATCCGTCAAAGGGTCTACTCCAAATTGGGAGTGTCTCAGACCGCCGAAGGCCGAAAACTCCGCATGGGAGGCAAGAGACTGTCCGCTTCAAAACTGATCGGTGGAAAGCGCCTCAACCTTCAGGCCTTGCTGGTTCGCGCGGAACTCAACACCCGCGAAAGTGGCCGAGGGTTCTCCGCGTTGTCTGCCCGGTACCGATCGCTTTCTCAGCAACTGGCCGCTGACCGATTCGGTGAACAGCGCAAGAAGATCACAGACCGATACAACCGGCTTGTGTCTCAGGTCGGTTTCAAGCGGGACGCTGATTCCGTAAGTTTGACTTTCCAGTGGGGCGGCAACGAGTCATCCGGCAAACTGGCCGCATCCCTCCAGAAGCCGCGCCAACAAGCAGCAATTGCCGACGCGCTCAACGAAGCCCGGGCTGACATGATGGAATACATCATCCGCAAACAAGCCCAAGCCGCCCGGACGATGGCTATTTGACCCATGCTTTCCCTCGCATCCATGCAGTCAACGGTGGCCGCGGCAATCAATGCCAACGCGTTCTTTTCAAGCGCCCCAAGCGTGCTCTGCATTTCCGACGACGGGCTCCAGGACTCTGCCATCGAGACCCAACTCCGGTCCAAAGGCTGCGTGGTTGTAATTCCTCCGATTCTTCGGGCAATGCGCCGAGACATTGGTGGCGGCAAGCTGCTTCTGGACGCCGAGATCGTGGTTCGAGTGCTGGTCAACCCGCACGTCAACACGGCGGCAGGAGGGGCCAACCGGAACGTCTATGCCGCGATTGCAGCGGTGACCCAATCCGTCTTGTCGTGGGTTCCTGCCACCGTCGGGGACCGTCGATTCGAGACCTCCGAGGATTTCCTCCAGATCGCCGTCAACGACACCGGACTACTCGGTTACCACTTACTTTTCACGAAACTTTCCACCCTTAACTGACCTCTAAAACCCCATGAACACCGCTTCAGTTATTCTCGGCAACCACGGCTTCTTCTTCCGCGATGGCGGCAGTTTCACCGTTCCTTCAGCCGGCACCGCAGCCCGCACATCCAAGCCCGGAGCCGCTGACACCGGATGGATTGACCTCGGCATTCTGTCCGAGGCCACCATTCAGCACGAACGCGAAGAGCGCGACATATTCGCCCCGACCCCAGGCGTGATGCGTCTCTATGACGTCATCGAGACCAAGCGCCAGTTGTCCATCAACCTGACGGCTCAGGAACTCAGCCCGCTGGCGTTTGAGTTGATCTTCGGCACGCTCGCTTTGACCTCGGCTTCGACCCAGTACAACCCGCTGGAAGGTGCGACCAAAAAGGGCTGGCTTAAATTGCAGCAGTACAACCAGAGCGATGCCCTCGTCAACACGATGGACGTCTACGTTCAGATCAAGGTGTCGGGCGAAATCAGCTTCAGCGACAACGTCGTCACCGCTCAGTTTGAGGCACGCGTTCTGCACTCGACCTTAAACACCGGCACCCTCGCCTAACCAAACAACCATGCCCGCCGATCCAATTACGCCCGGCTTGGCCGCGGCGTGGTCCAACACAAACCCGACGGTCTACGGTGTTCCTTCGAGGTTCACCGCAGCCGTCCGGGCGCAGTCAAACCAGACGATTGGCGCGACTCTTACCGGCACGTTTGACTCGGTAAATTTACAGGGGACACTTGCAACGGTTTCGAGCCGTGCGATTTTGCTCACCGCTCAATCGGTGACGACGCAAAACGGCATCTACACCACCGGGGCTGGGTCGGTTGCGGTAGACATCAGCGCCACGTTTGGGGGCGGCACCAAAGTGGTCAGCAGTCTGACGGTGGGACGGCTTTATTACTGGATTCAGTCCAACGGCTACACGGTCACAAACGGGACTGAGACGCTTACCGCCAGCGGATTTATCACCGCGTCATCCGGTGGTTCTTTGACCTTTACGGGGCCGGCCGCTGCGTTCCAGACCGACAGTCTCTACGAGGCCGGGCTTGTCCGTCTCACGTTGTTTGATGCCCCGAATGAGTTCCCGGTTGAGTTGGTGGTCAACGTCACCGGAGGCACCTCCGTCAACACTTGGTGGGAACTCACCTCGACCGTCACCAGCGTGGGCAGTTCTGCGATTGTGTTCTCTCAAATCACCATCGCCAGTTTGGACGTCGGTTTCGAGGACAACCCGTTTGACAACACGCCGCCGGTCGCTGCAACGGTCGCCGAGGCTGCGCCTTACGACAACACCAGCCCGACCGCGGTGACGCCGAGCTTGTCGCAGTCATTCGCCAACACTACGCCGGACGGCAAGACTCCAAGCACCGCCGCCGCGTTCGACAACACCGCCGCCAGTGCGTTGGTGCTTCAAGGCGAGCAATCACCCGTTGCTGGCATTACAACGCCCGCCAGCCCGACCGCCGTGAGCCACAGCGCCACGTTGGTTGCAGGGACCAACTATCTCGTCCAAGTTGGAGCCCGCCTTGCTCCCGTCACGGTCACCCTGCCCGACCCTGGCAGTCTTGCCCAACGCATCGAGATTGCCGACGTCACCTCTCAGGCCGCGACTGATGCAATCACGGTGAACGCCGGATCAAGAGACATCGAGACGGCCGGCCAAACCTCCTACACCATCGACCGCAACGACGCGGTCCTTGTTTTGTCCTACACCGGAAGCAAGTGGAAAATCCTCTGACCCCATCATGATCACAAAAATTGCCGTGGCGACGACCGCCACCCTCGTCGATGCAGCCTCCGAAAGGCAGTGGCTGATGCTGCAAAATCAGTCCGACACCGCGATCTTCATCTCGTTCGATGGCACCTCCACGGTGACTACCGATTCAGGAGCAACCCCGGGCATTCGGCTGGCTCCCTACGACACCATCATGTCCACGGACATTTCCGGTCGGTTCAGCGGCAACAATTTCCCGATCTACGCTATTCACGGCGGGACCGGCACCAAAAACCTCGTCCTTCACGAAGTCTAAAAATTTACTACCATGAGTTGGAACATTAAAACTCCCGGGGACTACATCAACGGGCCGCTGACGGTCGCTGGCTCCGCCACCATCACCGGCGATCTGACGGTGGCTACTGATGCGTTTAAAGTCATCAGTGCCACAAAAGATGTGTGTATCGGAACCGTGACTCCGACTTTCAACAACAAACTGACAGTTGTTGGTGGTGGTGGTGGAGATGCGTTTATTACATCCGGTAACGGCACTCGCACTGGTTACATTGGTACCGATGGAACCTATGTTATCATGGGTGGATATAGCAATCATACGCTGAGAATCCATGCTAATGATGTTGCTCAAATGCAGATTGCTCCGCTTGGTCTTTTTGAGTGGTACGACGGCGCTGGTGGCACCCGAATGACCCTCAACAGCACGGGGTTGGGCGTGGGGGTTACGGCGAGTTCTGGTGGTAGCATTTCAAACACTTCTCAGATTTTAGCGGGAATATTCTCAACACTGATTGGAATTTTACCGTCAGTTGCTACCGCAACTCCAACCACAATATTTGCAGCACCATCAGAATCAACATTGATAGTGACTGCTTATGTAGTGGGTGCTGCACCATCCGATTACAAGGTTGTTGCTGTAGTTAAGGTAGGTGGTGGAGTTGTCGCAATTACAAACATTTCTACTGCTACAAGCATAACAATTACTGCTAGTGGAACAAATATTCAAGTTACACAAACAAGCGGCGGCTCTCAGAACGTCTATTTCAACGTGCTTCGTTTATCCTAACCAATACCATGATTACCCTCTCTTGGATCATCGAACGCCTTCTCGTTAAGCCGACCGAAGGCTCACTCACCGATGTCGTAATCACCGCCGATTGGCGATGCAACGGCACTCAGGATCAATACAGCGGCACCTGCTACGGCTCATGCTCGTTCCAGCCGCCGTCTGGTGAGTTCACGCCTTATCCTGACCTGACGCAGGAACAGGTGCTTGGCTGGTGCTTTAGCAACGGCGTCGATCAAGCGGCCATCGAAGCGAACGTGACGTTGCAGATCGAGAATCAGATCAATCCGCCGGTGATTGCTCCGCCGTTGCCGTGGGTGCCGGTTGTGGTTGCCAAGCCTGTAATTGTTGCCGATGCTGCCTCCGCTGATACGGTGACCGAGGCAACGCCCGAAGTGCTGGTCAGCGAGTAAAAACCACCTCATCGCACTCATGGAAAACGTTACTGCTCCTATTACGATCACTTGGATTCTGACCGAAGAAAAAGCTCAGAAGGTTATCGAATGTTTGGACATCTGCTGCAAGGCGGGCGGTCTCCAAAATGCCCGGGTTGCTCTGCCTTTGGCTGAGGAACTGATGCAGACCGCGCTCAAGGCTAAGGAAGGCCAAGAAGTCGCGTCTAAAGCCCCGGCAAACGCCGAGGACATCACAAAGAACTGACCGAGCAGATGACCAACAACCACGACGAGATCCGCGATGGGTCAATCGGTATCGGGTCGGGCCTAGTTTCCGCAGTGATGGGGATTCTAAAGCCTCTCGGTGAGGTTGCGTCATCCGTTGGGTCAATCGTCGGTTGCGTCATAGCTTGCGTCATGCTCTACCGGCTGCTACGAAAGAAAGACTAACCATGAACATGAAAACCACTCTGGCCGGTATCGGCTCCATCCTCGCCGCTGTTGGGTTTGCCCTGAAGGCAATCTTTGACAACGACCCAGCCACCAACGTGGACATCGGTGCGACCATCGCCGCGGTCACCGCTGGCATTGGTTTGATCGCTGCCAAGGACGCCAAGGAATCGAAGCCGCTGTTGTCCGACAAGCCAGCCGAGCCTAGCGAGCCCAAGGCGTGAATTGGCTCGAACAGATCGTCACCGCCTTGCTGAAGTTCCTCCGCGACCTAGCCCGTGAACCAAACACCCTCGACAACGCGCAAACGCCTCCAGAAGTTCGCCGTGGTTGGGATGCTTGGATTCGCAACCGGCTGCGGGACAAGGGCGGTGGTGATCGACCCCAGGGCTGACGTTGTCCGCCTCGGGCCGGGAGTGCGCGGTCCGGTCTACGTTTTCGTAGATGGGCAATGGACGCTGACCCGGAAAATGACTTTGCCCGAAGGCTGGTTCGCCGGTCCCGGGCCTCAACCAGAAACAAAACCCTAAAATATTCCCATGACTGACAGCATGGCCACATTGATGGGCGGCAAACAACTTGTCGCCTACCACCTCGACGGAACTCAAGAGATCGTGGATCTCAAGCAGTTGCCCGTTCGATTGCTCCCGCAATACCTCGCCACCATCGACGACGAGGCATCTCGATTGGAGATGATTCTCGGCAAACCAGCAGGGTGGGCCGACACGATCACATCTGACTCGCACGTCGAGTTGCTTGAGGCCGGGGAGGGTCTCAACTCAGATTCTTTTTCCGCGTGGCTCCGTCGCAGAGTGCAGCGACAGGAGCAGCTAGTGCCGGGCTCAAGCGGCGAGTTGGGCAAGCAGTTGCTGCTGTCAGCCTCGCCGAGTGGGTCGCGGAATGCGCGGTCCGCTGTGGTTTGACGCTCGCCCAAGCGGCAGACCATAGTCCGGCACAGCTACGACTTTTGGCTTCCGCAGCCTCGCGCATTGACGCGGGGACTGGGCTGCTCAATCTGCACACGACCTATGCGGCCACGGCCGCAACAGTTGCCAAGGAGGGGCGCTCTGTTTTGGAACGCCTCCAGAAGCAATTGACCAAGCAAGCAAAAGGAGTCTGACATGGCTGACACGAACTTACGGATTAAGATCGGGATGCAGGGGTCCGCGGACGTCAACGCGGGCCTTCGAGCCATCGGATCCGCCGCGGCAGGACTCCAGGCAACGCTGGCCGGCATCGCTGCGTCTGTGGGTGCAGTTGTCAGCCTAGGCGCTGCGATACAGCAGTCCGTCAAGTTCAACGCCGAATTGGAGCAACAGGCCGTTGCGTTCAAGACTCTCTTGGGCAATGCCGAGGCCGCATCGCGCCGCATGGCCGAGTTGGCAAAGTTCGCTGCCCAAACCCCGTTCGAGCTTCCCGAGATCGTTCAAGCCTCAAGGGTTCTCCAGAGTCTCACCAACGGGGCACTGGCGTCCGGTGACGGTCTTCGCCTCGTCGGTGACGCCGCTTCCGCGACGGGGAGACCATTGGAGGAGGCCGCTATGTGGATCGGCCGCTTGTACGCTGGACTCCAGTCGGGGACGCCCGTGGGCGAGGCCACGCTTCGGTTGTTGGAGATGGGCCTAATTTCCGGGACGACCGCCCGCAAGCTCAACGACCTAGCCGAATCCGGTGAAGGTGCCGGTCAGGCCATGACGATCCTGCGCGACACGTTCGGCCGCCTCGGTGGCGCAATGGCTGACCAGTCTCAGACGTTCAGCGGGTTGCTTTCAACACTCAAGGACACGTTCAACATGGCGCTGGCCGACATCGGCAAGCCGTTGTTCGACGCGCTCAAGGCCGGACTCACCGAATTAATTCCGGTGGTTGAGGAGATCGGAACCCGCATCGGTGCGTTTACCCGGTTGGCGGTTCAATCGTGGCGCGACGGCCGATTTGCGGAACTCATCGGACTGACTATCGAGGCAGGAGTCGAATATGGGGTCGAGGCATTTGCCGGTCTCCGCGATAAGGTGCTGTCGTTCTTTACCGACGAAAGGGTCGCCAACGCAATCGGCAACTCGGCAGCAACTTTGGCAGTTGGCACCGCTAGAGCGTTCATCGAACTCAACACGTTTTTTCAAAGCTATTGGAACTCGGTCGGGGTCTACGCTGCCCAAGCAATCGGGGCCGCAATCCGCCTTTCAATCAACTCGGTGCTGGCATCGGTTTCCGTCGCTACGTTGGGGCGAATTAATCTTCCGCTCATCCAGCAGACGACCCCTAATTTCGACGAAGCTTTGGCAGGTGGAACCGCGATTGCTCAAGCCAACGCCGCAAAGCAAAAGGAGATCGTAGACGCATTACTGGAGACTTACCGCGAGTTTATTGGGATCGAGTCCAGCATCACCGACGAAAGCGGAAAACAGGTTACCGCCCGCGAAAAGCTGAAGACTCTCATCGACCAAGTGTTGGCAGTCGAAAAATCCCGCAAGGATCTCACCGGAGGGGCTCAGGCCGTCATCGAGAACGAGGCAAAGCTCATCAACGTAAAGTTGGAGCTTCAAAAGCTGGAATTGGAATACAGTCGTCAGTTGCAGCAAATCAATCAGACACGCGGGGCGATTGAATCAAGCTGGCTGACGACCAACTTGGTGAAGTATCAGGAGAAAAAGCGACTTTTCCAAAACGAGCTTGATCTCATTGCCAAACAGATTACCGCACTCGAAAAGTTAAAGGCGACAGCCACCGAAACCGAGCGGGTGCAGATCGAGCAACGAGTGGTCGGCCTCCAAGGCACAGCAGGAGGAGTCCGAAACCAAATGACTGGAATGGGGCCGGATCCTCAGTCGATGGGGGAAAATTTCCAAGCCACGCTCATCAATCTGCAAAACCAGTTTGGAACCGTCGCGCAGCAGATGGCGGCAACATTCGCCGACGTGTTCAACGCTGCGACTGCGTCAATCTCAACCGGCATTCAAGGGTTGATTATGGGGACGATGACATGGGGACAAGCCCTGCAAAACATCGGTCTTTCCATCGTCAACTCAATCGTCAAATCGTTCGCTGACATGGTGGCCGGTTGGATCATGTCCCACGTCATCATGAAGGGCGTTTCGACGGCTTGGTCCGGGTTCCAATCAATGCTCCGAGGCAAGGACGTGGTCGAAGCAAACGCCACGGAATTGGCAAAGACTCCGGCGCTTGCTGCCAACGCGACACTGGCTTCGATTGGGTCTTACGGTGTGGCCGCTGTCATCGGCATTGCTGCGATTGCTGGAATCTTGGCAATGATCGGAGGATTTAAGGAAGGCGGCTACACGGGCGACGGCAACCCGAACGACGTGGCTGGCATCGTCCACCGAGGCGAGTATGTGGTCCCTGCCGACGCTGTGGATCGCATCGGACTGTCCAGCCTCAACGCGATGGCTTCCGGTGGCGTATCTGATGCCGGTGCATTTACCTCCGCTGCCGCCCCGGGTCCGATCACGCTCAACATGGGAGTCTTCGATAACCCTGCCCGGCTCAACGATTGGGCTCGGTCGAATGAAGGTCGCACGGTGCTGGTGGACATTATGCGCCAACACTCTCACGAATTTTCTCGCGCATGATCTCGACAACCTTTGCCAGTCAATCGGTCTACCTCCTGAACGATGCCCCGGACTGGGGATCGCCGGTCGGGGTGACGTTTGACTTGGTGACGCAGTTTGAGGAAGGCCTGACAGGTCGCGAAGCCCGAAGGCCCCATGCTGCAACTCTACGGGCCAAGCTTAAGTTCCGGCTGACAATCCAAGGTACAGACGCCTTCACGTTTAAGACCGCGCTACGGGCCTACCAAACGCAGCCAATCATCGTTCCGTTCTGGCCGCTGGCTGAGACATGGGCCAACCGGGCCAACATTGCAGCGACGGGGCTCAAGGTCGCTTATAAAGCCGACTGGTCACAGTACGAACTCTACACGACGGTGGAGCCCGGTTGGGTGCTGGCTGACGACCTTGTTGCCCCGGCCTTCTGGGGACGCTTGGAGGATCGGGAAATGGTCTGGATCAACGCCACCGTTGCCCAGTTTGACGTCAATTTCACCGAGACCGGATCGACGACCTACGCGCTGGTCCCAGGCAGTCAAACATTCCAGCCCGGACCCAACCTTGCTGGCTACGCCTTAAACCTTCGCTTGTGGCCGACCGCGTTGGACTGGCGGGAGGTTCCCGAGTCGTTTTCTGTCCGAATCATCCGGGAGCAACTCGGATTTGGCCGGGCACCATTCGAGACGATTTACCCGCAGACCAACGTGCGTGAAGCCCAGTTCCGCACGATTACTCAGTCTTCGGCCGAGTGTTGGAAGCTCATTCGATTCTTCAGCGATCACGGTGCCGGCAAGGCGTTCTGGACTCCGACGTGGCATTCCTCGGCAGTCATGGCCGCAGATATCGGAGCCGGGTCCACTGTGCTGACGGTGCAGTCTGCCGTTGGAATTCTGCCCGGTGACTACCTCGCGTTTGTGCAGGGGACCGGGATCGTGAACTACGCTCGGACAACGACCATCAGCGACCCCACGGTCAACCTAGCCAGTGCGCCCGGAGCATTCACCGCGGCCGATACCGTGGTTGCAACGCTGGTCCTTGCCCGGTTCGAGAAGCCGCGCCTCGGGTTGGAGTTCGTCATGGGGTCGCTCGCCCAAGGGGCCGTTTCCGTCGTCGAGCTTCCGCCAGAATACTCACCGGCCGGAGACGAGACCCTCGGAACGACCATCGGGCTCCTAACGACTCGGGGCTATATCTACGAGCTTGCCCAGACCATAGGCGTCACAACGACGACCACCCGGCTAACCAGCTACGAGGCCGACCTGACCGTTGGTGGAAATACCTACACCGCCCGCCGCATGGACCACGGCATGGTCAAGCAGTCGCTTTTCTTGGATCGGGACGAGATTGAAATCCGGTCCGAGATCGTTGCCGGGGATCCGCTGGTCAAACTCGCCACTGTCCAAGCCGAGGCACCTGTCCGCCTGACGATCAAGTCGGTGGACGTGTCCGGGTCGAGCGGATCCAACGACACGGTGCTTTTCACCGGGGACATCATCGGGCTGTCGGTCCGCGGTTCAAAGTTGACGGCAAAGGCAGTATCCGCGGGGACGGTGTTCGACCGGATCTACCCACGGTTCAGAATGCAGATTGGCTGCAACCACGCGCTGTTCTCGACCGGCTGCGGGCTATCCAGCGCCGCGTGGCAATTCACTGCCACCCTGAGCAACCCTGGCACGGTCGGCTACCCATTCACGTTCGATCTGACAAGCCTTGCCCGAACCATCGGATCCGTTCCAACGATCACCGCGGGCTGGTTTTCCGGTGGGTGGGTTGAGTTTCAATCTGGTGCGAACCTCAGCCGTCGGGCAATCATCGACAACACCGCGCCAGTATCCGGGGCGATGACAATCACGTTGGCAAGGGATCCAAGCCCGTTTCCGCCGCCGTTCTCGACCGTCAAACTGTTCCCGGGCTGCGACGGATCAAAGGCAACGTGCACTGACAAATTTGCCAACTACGCCAATTTTGGAGGGCATCCGTTCTTGCCGGCCACCAACCCGTCGTTGGTAAAAGTCTCACAGAATGTCGGTGGAGGTAAAAAATGACACCAACATGGTTTACCGAGGAGCGCATCGACGCGCTCGAAGTCGAAGCCGCCACATGGGTGGGGACGCCGTTTGCGGCAAACTCATCGGCCAAGGGGCTGGGAGTTTCCTGCCATACCCTCGCGGGCGCCCTCTACGCCGCCGTTGGGTGGGGCGACATTCACATCCCTGAGGTTTCTATTTCACACGCACGCTTTGGCGAAAACTCTCTGGCCGATCCGTTTTTTGAAGCCATGGCGGAACGCTTCACCCAGATCCCCCGCAACTCCGAGATCCTGCCCGGGGACGTTCTAGGGTTCCGCATCGGGCGCATCGTCCACCACTTGGGAACGGCACTCCGCAACGGCCGGTTCATCCACGCGCTCGAAGGCCTAGGGACAACAATCTCGACCACCGAGGACGCAACCTATCGTTCGAGGCTCACGACCATCTGGAGGCCGGCACCTTGAAGGGCGAAACAAAAAACCAACCGGACCCCGAACTCAACGACGCCAACACCGAGGCGGACGAGTTCTCGACCAACCAAGAGGCCGTTTCGATCCCTTGGTTTTGCGGTGAGCGCAAACTTGCGCTCCGGTGGATCTCACCGATTTACAACCAAATTACGAAAGAAGCTCCGCAGGAACGACCGGGCAAAAAATAGGAATCACTATGGGAAAAGGTGGAGGAAGCGGAACAAAAATTTACGACTACTACGGCACGATTGCCGGGGTGGTCTGCGCCGGTCCGGTCGACGAATTGGTCTCCATCATTGTGGATGGGCGGACAGTTTGGCCGACCGCGACAGCTTGGAATGCCGGACAAGTTCTTTCGGTTGGCGATCTTAGGAAATGGCTTGGCGTGGTCTACAAGGCCACCCAGTCGCACACGACCAGCAACCTCAACAAGCCTCCGACCAGCACCCATTGGGTACGCTATTCGTTGGTGCGGACTGTTGGACCATCGGCTTCAAATCCGCAGCCGCTAACGATTGACGGCTACGGGGCAGCGTATCTGTACTGGGGCACAGATAACCAAACTCTGGATTCAGTCGGGGAGGCGATCCTTGCAGCAAACGGGCACCCAAATTACCGCCGGCAATGCGTTCTGCTGCTCAAGGCGTTTCTGTTTGGTCGAGAGCGCACGTCGGCTCCCAACGTCGAGGTCATCGTCCGGCGCAAACCGAATCAAACGATCATCACCGGAGACCCGGCCGCGCTTACCGATGGACAGGCCAACCCGGTGGCCGCGATGGCCGACCTTTACACCGACCCGGTCTTTGGGGCCGCGCTAACAGTTGACGCGCCCGGAGGCCCGGATTCGACAACATGGCAGTCTGCCGCAACCGCGATCCAGAGCAACATTGACGAAACAGGCATCTCGCCCGTTTTGACTCAGGCCAGAAGCCTCCGACAATTCACGGCCGACTTGTTGACCTACTGCGACGGGTGGGTGCGGTTCTCGGCGGCCGGTGAGATCGAGGCCGGGCGGTTCCCACACAACGCAGCGCCGCCCGCATTCACCGCTGCCACGACCATTGACTACCACGACCTCATCGACGAGGTGAGCTACACGGCCGACGGATGGGCCACGACCTACAACCAGACCCAAGTCAAATTCACGGACCGCGAACGCTCCTACAAAGACGGCTCCGTGTCCGTGGTCTCGGGCTACAATTACGTCGTTACCGGAGAGCCGAGGACCGCAAAACTTGACCGCCCGTGGATCACTCGCCGGTCCCAGGCATCCGAACACGCGGCCGAATACCAGAAAATCGTCGGTGAGCCAAAACTCTCGGGGTCGTTGGTTGTCCGCGCTGAGAAGGCCGCAAGCATCCGCCCGGGTGACCTATTTCTGCTGACCCACGACGCGCTGTCGGTCTCCATTATTTGCCGGTGCATTGGCAAGGATCTCGCGCAACCGCCCGCCGGTCGAGCAACGATCCGGTTTGAGTCTGACCGAGCATCCGCCCCGGTTCCGTTTGCTCCCACTGGAGCGCCCGACGAAGGCAGCGCCTATCCGGACAACGAAACGCTGTCGCTTCAACAGTTCTTCCAACCTCCGCCGTCAATGTTTTCATCGGACAACGACGCCGCGGTGGTCCCGTTAATTGGCCGAACATCTACGGTCACCATCGGAGCAAACGTGTGGCTGCGAAAAGATGATGCTTCGGGGTTCTACAACATCGGATCCATCGAGCAATTTGCAATCCACGGGACAATTCAGGCGTCTTGGCCGTATTACAGCCGGGCGACTGCAACCCGAGGCCGCTCGACCAACGTGGCAACGGTGACGACATCGGCAGCGCACAATCTGACGAGTGGGGACGTGGTCACAATCTTTGGGTTTGCCGACCCGACTTTTGACGGTCAGGTCACCGTCACCGTGATCAACTCAACGACGTTTAGCTACCCAAACACAGGGGCCGTCGTTTCAACGACCTCAGACACGGGCGGCACCGTGACCACGGGCAACGAGGACAACACAGAAAACCTCCGGGTGACGCTCGACGCCGGAACAGTAGCCGCCGACCTGTCCAAAATGCTGGACACTCAGACCGAGGACGCAATCAACGACAACGCTGTGTATGTCGTAATCCTCAAAGCCTCCGACCGAAAAGTCTTTGAGGTTTCCACCCTTCGGGCCATGCGGGTGATCTCTGGCGATTCGTTTTACCGGCTGAAGGTTCGCCGCGCTCGGTATGGCACCGCGACAAGGACTGCCGACGTTGGGGACAAAGTCTGGATCGGCTACCGTTCCGACTTGGTCTCGATGACCCACGAATCTTTCGTTGGCTATCTGGAGGGGTTATCGACCGCAACTTTCCGCCTTCAATCAGCCAACGCCGAATCGGTGGCTGATTTATCCAACACGACGCTCTGCCCAAATATCTCCTACACGTTCGCCGATCCCTACGCGCCGACGACGGTCTTCACTTCGGTCAAATCGGATGGAGTCGAAATGGTTGCCGGTGACTTTTTGACTCACCACCTCCCTGACGAACGGTGGACAATCGAAGCCACGATCACCGACGCATCCGCCGACCTTGTTGCGGCTCGCTTGTACGCAAAAAACGGGGCTCTGGAACTGTTGCTTTGGTCGGCAGAATACACGCCCTCAAGCCAGCAGCGCATAGTTGCAGAGTTCCAGATTCCAACTAATGGAACGTGGCAGGTTTTTATTGCTGGCATTGACGTCTCTAGGCGCATTCGCCGAAAGCAACTGACGGTCGGAGGCGGTGCAACCTCGGTAAATATTTTGGTGCAACAAAACAACACGGACACAGCCGCCCCAACTTTTAATCCTCCAGGCGTTGGTTTTCGGTCCGGTCAATTCCCGATTTCTGTAGTGCTTGCCACCACGACCGTCGGGGCTCAGATCAAATATTCAATCGTCAACCTCGGCGCTGCTCCCGGAACTTTTACGAACGTTGCAGCCACAAGCACGACGGTCGTGGTCGGTCGCGACAAGCGACTTTGGGCCAAGGCTGACCAAGGTGGAGCCCATGAGTCGGTGCTGCTCTACCACGAATACTACGTCGAGGTTGACACGTTTTATCCGATTGGCACCCAGCCGCCTTAAAAAATAGTTCTTCCCTTTTTCCCATCGTTGGGTTATTCCTCAACCCGACGATGAAGTGCCCCATCTGCAATTCAATATTTGCTGCAAGCCTCCGCGAGATCGCGGGGGAGATGGGGCGTTCCACGTCAAAACAAAAGGCCGAAGCCGCCCGCCGCAATGGCAAAAAAGGTGGCCGGCCGAGAAAGAAAAATGACCGAGAACAATGACCTAGAAATCATGGCGGCAGACGCCATTGGTTCAATCGAACGCGCTCAGATCGACGTTCAAATCTCCACCGCCCGCCGGTATCCGCGGACGTTGTCTAAGGTGAAGGAAAGGATGCTTTCCTTTGCCACGCTCGACGAGGAAACGGCCAGCAGTTGCTTCTACACCCTCCCGGCTCGCCGGGGTGGGGACGACAAACCAATCCAAGGACCGAGTGTCCGCATGGCTGAGATTGCCCTCGCCAGCTACCAGCACGTCAAAGCCGGCTCTCGAATCATCGCCGACGACGGCAAATTCATCGTTGCTCAGGCGGTGGTCCACGATCTGGAAAACAACGTCTCGGTCTCCATCGAGGTTCGCCGCCGGGTGACCAGCAAAAGCGGGGCGCGATACTCCGACGACATGATCGCCGTCACCGGAAACGCTGCCTGTTCCATCGCCCTGCGAAACGCCGTGTTTCGCGTAGTGCCCCGGGCACTTATTACGCCCGTCTACGAAGCCGCCAAGCGGGTCGCCGTTGGGGACGTCAAGAGCTTGACCACCAAGCGAGCGCAAATCATCGCCCGGCTCAAACAGATGGGCGCAAAGGACGCCGCGATCCTAGCCGCCGTTGGGGCCGAAAAAACCGAAGACATTGACCTTGCCAAGCTCGAAGTCCTGATCGGCCTTGGGACCGCCATCAAGGACGGTGAGATCACGCTGGAAACCGCTTTCCCGGGGGCATCACCGAAGGAGGAGGGCAAGCCGATCTTCAAGGAGGAGCCAAAGCCGGCACCCGCCGCCCCAGAACAGCCCGCCTCCGCGCCCGCCACTCCGGAGCCTACAAACCCAGCAGGAGACCCCGCAGGAACCCCGCAGGAACGTTTGGCAGCTATTGTAACCCAATGCGGGTTCACGCTAGAGCAGTTCTCCGAATGGTGCATTGCTATTGGATTCCACACGGTCGCAATCACCGCTTGGTCCGAGGTAACCGACCAAGTTGCCACGCGGATTCTGCGCTCACCTTCCGGTTTGATCACCCAACTCAAAGGGGTGGCAAAGTGAACGTCCCAATCGACACCACGGCAGAAATCAACCGCATCGAGGAGCTTGCCACGCTGATTCAAGCCGAAATCCCGCGCCTAATCGGTGAAGCCACCGACGCAATAAACGAGTCGATCAACGTGGCGCTGGAGGAAGCCCAGGAAGCCGAATCCGACGTCCCGGCAAAGCTCCGGCTCGCAATCACTGCGACATGGAACCTCGACACCAACACCGTCGAGGTCTCAATGCCGGTGAACGTAAAACGGAAATTCAGCCGAACAGTCGCAATGCCGGATCACAATCAGGAAAACCTTCCGTTCATGGTCGCTGAGGAAGACGGAGGTTCCAATGAGTGACGAACGCCAAGGGTTGCCGTCTGCCTCATCGGCACACCGCTACACGGTTTGCCCGGGGTCGTTTCTGTTGGAGCAGTCAATCCAAGAGCCCGACTTCTCTGGCGCCGATGCCCAGATCGGGAACCGCATCCACGCTCACCTAGCCGGTGAGACGGTGGAACTCAACGAGGATGAAAAGCGGTTGGCAATGAGTTCTCGAATTCAGGAGACCGACCTAGCCAAGGCGGTGTTTCCGTTCCAGCACGGACTGCATTTTGTCCGCGAAAGGCGACTGTGGGGATACGACAATTGGTTTGCCAAAAGCTGGTCTGGAAAGCCTGACGTGGTAATTCACGACGGCAAAAAGGCGCTTGTGATCGACTACAAGACAGGCCGCGGTGACGTGACCCACGCGACCGGTAACTTGCAACTGCGGGCGCTGGCAGTTCTGGCAAACGAACACTTTGGGCCGTTTGAGGAAATCACCGTTGCAATCATTCAGCCGCTGGCCGGTGAGCCGACAACTTGCACCTACACGGTCGCAGAGATCGAAAAAGCCACCAGTGAAACGCATGGACTGATGGAGCGGGTCAAACTGCCCAACCAACCGCGCAACCCGTCAACCGAGGGCTGCAAATACTGCAAGGCCAAAGAAGTCTGCCCGGAGGCTCAAGGCGTTGTGGCAAATCTTCCGGCGCTTGTCCCACGGGACGGGGTCGAGATCGTCATGAGCCCGGAACAGATTGCAGAGTTCTTGGCGAAGGCACCGCTGGCCGAGGCAGTGATCGAAGCCGTCCGTGGCAAGGCCCGCAGAATGATCGAAGCCGGTCAAACGGTCCCGGGCTGGAAGCTGAAGCCGGGCGCAACCCGGGAGGCAATCACCAACCCGGAGTTGACCTTTGCCCGGTTCACTTCGATGGCTCAAGGCACCCAAGAACAGTTTCTTGGGACCATCTCAATCACCAAAACCAAACTGGTTGCTGCCGTCAAAACGGCCACCGGCAAAAAAGGCAAAGACCTCGACGGATTCGTGGAAATCATGCTGGAGGGCTGCACCGAGGCCAAGGTCACCGCCCCATCGCTTGTCCAGGACAAGGAGGTGGCAAAGTGAACCCCATCATGGAACCGGAAGACGCCCACTCGATGGAGTTCGTTCGGGAGTTCATGCTGCGCTTTGGGCAAGCTGTTCCCCCAACGGTCTCAATGCCAGACCCGGAGACCCACAACCTTCGGTGGAGGCTTATCGACGAGGAAGCCCAAGAGCTTCGTGACGCGACCAGCTTGGTGCAATATCTCGACGCCGTCGGGGACCTCCTTTATGTGGTCTACGGGGCCGCCATCTCCGCAGGATTCACCGCCCATCAAATCGAATCCGCGGTCTACGAGATACACCGCTCAAACATGAGCAAACTGTGGAGCGCCGACGAAATCGAGTGCATCCCGGGTGGGTGCTTTTCCTCCCACGCTGGGGACGGGCGCTACATCGTCCGACGCAATGACGGCAAGGTCATTAAGAGCCCGTCCTACTCACCTGCAAACCTCCAACCGATCATTCGATGAGAAGCCTAAAAGCCATCGGTTTTGGGCGCATTTTCAACGCCGCCGAAATCCACGAAGCAGAGTCGGGAAACCCGGTAATGCTGCTGACCGTAGAGTTTGAGGACCGAGTCCTAAAGAAGGGAACGCCTTATGCTCAACGGGTGCAGTTTCGCTCGTTTGAACCAGCCGACCACGCATTGATTGACCGGCTTCTCATTGGGGCATTTGTCACGTTTGACGGTGACTGCGATGCCATCGCCGAGAAATCATCAACTGGCTGGTGGTACGCCAACCCTCGGGTGACCGGCCGGATCTTAAGCGTCATCAACCCCGGCTCCGAGGTGCAGCATGGCTGACGTGCTTCAGTTCCTTGTTGTGGGCCATCCCAAGGCCCAACCACGCGTCAAAGCGTTCAAACGAGGAAACCACGCGGGCGTCTATGACCCGGGCACCGCAGACGGCTGGAAGCTTGCTGTTGGGGCCACCGCCCGCATCCATTGGAACCGGGTGCAATTCATGGGGCCGCTTCGCCTTGTCCTTGGGTTTTTTATGCCAAGACCCAAGGCGCATTTCAACAAGCAGGGCGACACCAAACCCGGGGCACCGACATGGCACGAATCCAAGCCTGACACGGACAACCTTGCCAAAGCTGTTATGGACGCAATGACCCAGTTGCAAGTCTGGCGCGATGACTCTCAGGTCGTCCAACTGGAGGTTTCCAAGGCCTACGGAGCCCGAGCGGGCTGCATCGTAATCCTCGGGGCAGCATCATCGCCTGACCCACTGCTGCACCTCGACATGGGGCGGTTCATCGACTGACCAACACCGGGGGCCGCGCATCCGAAACACGCGGGCAAAATCTTTTTGAGAAAGTTCTTTCAATCCTCCGATTCCTCGTTAAATTGGACACATCGAAGGCAAGCAGTTGAAAGAAAAAAAGGAAACAATATGAGCAAAGCAGCAAATTTCACATTTCAGAAGGACGAACAAAAGTTTGAGCTGCTGGCCCCTTACTTGGCTTCACAAAAGGAAGTCATCGCCGGATGGGGAGTTCTGAACATCGCTCAGTGCGCCCAGCAGGACGGTCTACGTGAAAACCCGCCGTGCTGGAGCGTTACTTACCTTGAGCAATATTTTGCTGGTTGCATCGGAGACACCGGGAGCCGAGAGCTTGAGGAAAGCTGCAAGGCCATTTGGGACGCTGCCCTTTAATTTTACGCCCGGGTGGGGCGAATACCACCCACCGGGGGCGCGACCGGCCAACGCGCACAATTTTAACACCTACCGAATCAAAACATGATCACCGTTCAACTTCCGACCGATCCGACATACTGGAGCTGCTTTTGGGGCAGCGATTACGAGGAAGGAGTCGCCCGAGCCAACGACAACCTTGAAGCCATGATCCGCAGCGAGTTTGCCGACGCGCCTTTTGAGATCCGCTTCGAGCGCACTGCAACCCCAGCACCCCGCGGGGTCATCGGGCACGATGAGGAGGCCGTGGAGGCTGTCTTCGAGTTCATCGCCACCAACTGGACCAACGCGCTCTGAGCCATGAACCTGACCAACTTAATCAGCGCCCTGATCGCCGTGGAATCTGGCGGGCGTGACAGTGCCATCGGTGACCAAGGACGCGCCCTTGGGCCGCTACAGATCCACCGGGCCGTGGTGGTGGACGTAAACCGATTCACCGGGTCGCACTATCGGCACCAGGACATGACCAACCGCGCAGCAGCCCGGGCCGTCTGCGAGGCCTACCTGACGCACTACGGCCGCGGGGCAACGACCGAGCAACTCGCCCGACGCTGGAATGGGGGGCCGACCGGAGACCGTAAATCTGCGACCGAGGCCTACTGGCGCAAGGTTGAGAAGGCGATGAAATGAATCTGACAACCTACGTTCCTGCCCGCGGACACATTCCCGAGGCTGTTGTCTTGGAGGTGATGGCGGACCTCAAAACCGGGAGAACTTACCGACAAATCGCGGACGATTACGCTGTCAGCCTTGGGTGGATCTCAAAACTGAAACGCGGACAAATCAGAAAAACCAATGACCAAAAAGCCGTTGCTTAGACTGCAAGGGATCGAGGCCGCACCGATGACCAAAAACGACGTTGGCGAGGCATTCAAAAAAGCTCGAAAACACCGTTTAATCAACAATCTCAGCCCATGGAAAAGGAAGCCAAAACAATGAAATTGCACGAACTGGAGCCGGATCACCGGCTGCGAAACATACCGATCAAATCAATTGAGGGTCTCCGCATCCACTGCCGCAATACCACCTACAAGGCCAAGCCCGCGACGTGGAAAATCAGTGGGGAGACCTTCAACCGCCTTGGCGAAAGCTGGCGGACCAACTTTGACTTCATCGTGGAGGAGCCCAAGTGAATCCAAAAACCGAAACCCTTGTCTCAGCGCTGCGGATTCTGTCTGTCGAGATCCAGTCCGGGGACGGGGTCGCCAACGCCGTTGTGGCCGAAGCCGCGGACCGCCTGACGCTGATGGCCAATCTTGTTGCCCGACACATCGAAGAGACCAAAAAAGACACGCAGGAAATGCAGACCGCTTGCGAGACAATGAACGGGGCAACCGAAACGATCCAGCGACTCAAGGACCGCATCAAGCGGTTGGAAAAGGCGGGAGATGCGCTTTACGAAGCATGGCTCGGATATGGTTTCACCAAGGACAAGCACCTTGCAGCCTGGCGCAAAGCAAAGGAGGACAAGCCGTGACAGACGAAGAAATCAACGAAGCAATCGCTTTGCAGCTTGGATGGGCGAAGTGCGCCTGCGGAGATATTCGGTGTGGAGTATGGTTTCCTCATGGAACATCACACCCAAACGAGGCTGAACTTGGTGTCCCAAGTTTCTGCAAAGACCTCAACGCGATGCACCAAGCAGAGATGGTCCTAGATTCAACAAACGGAGGCCCGGTAAATCCTGATTGCCTTCGATACAGGTATGCTTGCGAGCTTTACCGATTGGTCCCGTACGACATTCAACCTTTCCGAGCAACCGCTCGCCAACGCGCCGAGGCGTTTTTGCGGACGTTTGGAAAGTGGAAGGAGGTCAAGCCGTGACAATCAAACCACCGCTGGAAGGCTCCTACGCCTTTGTTTACGTTCACAAAACCAATGGAAAGATCCGCGTTGGAAACATCTCAAACGCCGAGCAAATCGAACAATCTGGAATTTGGAACCACGTCACAACCATCAACGCGCACGTTGCCTTAGAGGAAATTCTGCGGGCGACGATTAAAGACAGAAATCAGATCATCAAAAACCTTCTACGATGAAAGCCCAGCTATCCGCCGAACAAATCGCCCGCCTGTTAGGGACACCCAAGGCCACCGAAATCACTCCGGTAAAACGACTCACAGGAGGAGTCTTGCTGCATCCTCCGTTGCCCGACGACACGGTCCGAGATATTCGCAAACGCTGGTCCGCGGGGCAACCGCTCAAAGGCATCGCCAGCCGCCACAAGATCACGATGGCCGCGGTCTCGCTCATCGGGTCGGGCCAGCGCCGGAAGGACGTCTTGTGAGCCCATCGCTGCTCGCTGGTCACCGCGGGCTTGTACCGAAGCTCAATTTCTGGTCAACGGTGCAGAGTGAACGTCATCACCGCCCGCCGCCGGGTTATGGCAGTCGGGTGCAGTCACGGGAACCGAGCGAACAAGGACGCGCTGGCTGCTGCGATTTTGTTCCGCGAGCAGTTCAAGCCCGACGAGGTGATCCACCTCGGGGACGCCTACGACCTTGCCAGCCTTCGTGCCGGATCGCTGGCAAATCCTGATGACTCGGACCATGCAGACGACTACCTCGACGACATCGAGCAGGGCCGAGAGTTCCTCAACGCCCTTCGGCCGACGGTGTTTATCCTCGGCAACCATGACCAGCGGGCGCTCAAATATTTGCACCACCACAACACCGTGGTGCGGGGCTTTGCCGAGGCCATCTGGGACAAAATGCGTGAGCCCATCGAGCGCCATGCCCGGGTTTTCATCAAACACCACGACGTGCTTCCGAGGAGTTGGTACACCCTGGGAGGTTACAAGTGGGGGCACGGTCTGCTTTACAGCGAAAACTTCCTCAGGGACACCGCCGAGACTTGGGGAAACACCGTCGTTGCCCACGCCCACCGCGCTGGGATCGCCACTGGCCGACGCAGCGACAACCCGGTCTGCTTATCGCCCGGGACGCTGGCCGACGCACCCTGCATGGACTACGCGCTCCGGCGCCGGGGCACCCTCGCTTGGTCACACGGCATTGTCTTTGGCGAGTACACCGAGACGACCGCGCAACTCTACCTCCACCAGTGGCCGCAGGGAGAAAAGCAATGGAATCTTCCGAGCTTCTAAAACTGATCCGCGACGAGATTCAGCACACAATCCAGAGCCCAACCGAGGACTGGAAAACGGTCGCTCAATGGGGAGCCGAGTGGGGACTCCAACGCGCTCAAACAGCCCGAATGCTGAGCATTGCAGTCCGAGCCGGCATCATGGAGCACAAGCGGTTTCGCATTTTTATGCCCATGCGCCATTCTTACCCGGTGCCCCATTACCGAAAAAAAGTTACACCATGATCTACCAAGCCAGACACAACGCCGCCGTCCACGTCGAAATGATCGCCGAGGCCGAACTCCGCATCGGTGAGACCAAGCGACAGGTCATCGTCTACACCCGAAACGGCCGCAACTACGTCCGCCCCAAGGCTGAATTTTACGACAAGTTTTCGCTGGTAGTTCCCGACAAATCAAAGTAACTGTCAGCAGTCGCCGGAATAGGTGACACGGGAGTGAGACCCCGACAACAGAATGAAACCAGAAATCCCAATCCAACCACCGGCAGAGGCTTCCCCTGAGCGCAAAGCTCAGGCTCTGTGCCAACTCTCACCTGTCAGTGGTTGGATTGGGGATTCACTCGTAAAATGATCCCCAAAACTATCACCATCGCCGACCTGTTCTGCGGAGCAGGAGGCACCAGCACCGGAGCGATCCAAGCGATCATAAAGTTAGGTTTCAGACCACAACTGACAGCCGTCAATCATTGGGACCGAGCGGTCGCCACACACTCAGCAAATCACCCAGCGGCTCGCCATTTGTGTGCGTCCATTGACTCGCTGAACCCTCGCCATCTGTTCAAGGAAGACGAACTGGACATTCTTTGGGCAAGCCCAGAATGCACTCACCACAGCAGAGCCCGAGGGGGAAAACCTATGCTGGACCAAAGCAGGGCAACGGCTTGGTGCGTTGCTCGTTGGGCCGAGGCGCTAAGACCCTCGATCGTCATGGTGGAAAATGTCCCAGAGTTTGAGGAATGGGGGCCTCTCGGAAGTGACGGCAAACCGTTACAGAGCCGCAAAGGCGAAACATTCAAGGCATGGGTTCTCGCTATGAGGTCCATTGGATACACGGTCGACCATCGGATTCTCTGTGCAGCAGACTTTGGTGACCCAACAACCCGCCGAAGGTTGTTTGTTCAAGCTGTCCGAGGTCGCCGAAAAATTATCTGGCCTGACCCAACCCACTCGAAGGAAGCGGATTTGTTTTCGAGACCGCGCTGGAAGTCTGCCGCTGATTCCGTCATCGACTGGTCAATTCCGACGCAAGTGATCGCTGATCGAAAACGGCCGCTGGCGCCAAAGACTTTAAAACGGATTCGCGAGGGTCTTGCCCGGTACGGTGGGGGCCCGGTCATCATTGCAATGGAACACGGTGGCCGCAGCCTATCGGCAGACGCACCACTGCCCACCGTGACTTGCGCCAGAGGCGGGGCGATGGGAGTTGCTTACCTTTTGCCTCAGCACGGTGGAGGAAACCTTAGGCCGGCAACGATGCCTTGTCCGACCGTGGCGACATCAGGGGCCATTGCGTTGATCTTGGAATATTACGGGACGGGTCAAGCCAGGCCCGTAACCGACCCTTTACCTACGGTAACCTGCCACGACCGCTTTGGACTGCTTCAAACTGATCAAAACCGAATTGGATTCCGAATGCTCCAGCCCAAAGAGTTGGCGGCTGCGCAAGGTTTTCCCGATGGATACCAATTCACAGGAACCAAGACCGAACAAGTCAAACAAATCGGAAACGCGGTCCCGTGTGGGTTCTCCCGAGCCCTGATCACCGCGCAACTTACCCAAAACTCTGACGTGTCAGAAATGAGGGCCGCAGCATGAGAATCCGAACCATCAAACCGGAGTTCTTCACGCACGAAGGACTCTTTGAAGCAGAGCAGGAAACTAAGTTACCTATCCGCATCGCATTTGCCGGGCTGTGGTGCGTGGCTGACCGAGAAGGCAGATTTAAATGGGAACCGAGACGCATCGGGGTCCAGATTCTTCCATACGACGCCGTCGACTTTTCACGCGTGCTCCACGCGTTGACCACGCGTGGTTTTGTTCTTAAGTATCGCGTGAACGACGTGTGGTTTGGATGGATTCCGAGCTTTTCCAAGCACCAAGTCATCAACAACCGAGAATCTGACTCCGTTTTGCCAGATTTTGCGGAAAATGGGGCAAATACCGAGGAAATTGACGCGTGCGCCACGCGTGAGGCACGCGACGACCACGCGGGTCAAGAGGAAGGGAAGGGAAAGGAAGGGAATAAGGAAGGGAAAGGAAAGGAAGGAGATGGCGCATCCGCGCCACGCGTTCGGTTCGTTCCTCCAACCCGTGAACAGTTGGATCTTGAAGCCGCAAAGATTGGTCTTCCTTCCATCGAGGTGGACAAGTTCGTTGCCCACTACACCTCAAACGGTTGGAAGGTCGGAAAGTCACCGATGAAGTCATGGCCAAGCGCATTAGCTGGGTGGTCGATCCGGTGGAAGGAGCGATCCCAAAGCCTCAGCCTCGGGGACAACCGCTACTCAACCGCAACCGCCGAAAACGCCGAGTTCTGACCATGGAAACCATCGACGACATCGAGCGGGTGCCTAACGAGTGCCCAAACTGCCTCCAGAGCTTCCAAGCCGCCGTCATGCGGTCACCGTTTGATGCGGGCAAGGTTCTGTTCCAAGCCCGCTATTGCGACCCGTGCATCGTCAACCGCCAAAGCATCGAACGAGACAAAGAGTGGAAGCAGGACCAAAGCGAACGCCAAAGAGCCAGCCGAGAAGCCTGGGACAATCTTTGCCCGAGTGAGTTCCGAACCATCGAGGAAGGAGGCAGGACCGACACTGCCCGGCTCCTAAGCGAGTTTCCGGTTCTCCAGCAAGTCATGGAACACGACCTTGGAAGCCAAGGGTTGATCGTCCGAGGCAAGTCCGGGCACGGCAAAACCCGGGCGGTCTGGCGATTACTCCGTCGATCATTCGAGGAAGGCAAACGCATCCGGGCCATGGCATCCGGTGAGTTTGACCGCCAAGCCCGGGACGCGGGCGGCAATTTCACCCTGACAGAGTTTGTGGATCGGCTCATCAAGTCCGACGTGCTTTTCATCGACGACCTTGGCAAAGCGCCTTGGACACCGGCCACCGTTGGCATCTGGTTTGACGTTCTGGATGGACGCTACCGACACAACCGTCAAATCGTGGTAACCACCAATCTCGACGGGGCCGCACTCGTCAAACAACTCCGCATTGGACCCGATATCGGTGAGCCAATGCTACGTAGAATGAGAGAAACAACCCGACAAATCGTAATCAAAACCACATGATCATCGCAAAAATAGACGTCACCAAACTCGACAAGGCCCACTTTTTCAAGGGCACGAAAGGCATCTACGCCGACCTTGTTCTAATCCCAAACAAGCAGGGCGTTGACCAGTACGGTAACGACGGGTTCGTAAGCCAAGGCACGTCCAAGGAAGCCCGAGAGAAGGGCGAGAAGGGCGTTATTGTCGGCAACTACAAGAAGGTCAACCGAGGCTCAGACGCAAAGCCCGAGCCAAAGCCGACCGCTAAGGTCCAGCCCGACTTCGACGACAACGACGGGGTGCCTTTCTAATTATGAGAAACAAATACTATCTGACCAACAAGGTTCAGCCCGGTGAGATCAAGCCCGGGTTTGCCGATGCAGCCAAGGCACTAGCCGAGGCCGACGACCTAGTGGCCTATGGGCTACGACGTGGCCTTATGTCCTACCCGCATGGCACCCAGTTCGACGCCACTGGCCGACCCATCCCGAAGCTCCAAGCAACCCGGGCGACCTACACCAAGCCAATCGAGAGCTACTCATGCCTCAGGGCTTACCTCATGCGCGACAACGGATCGACCCATGCCGAGATCGCAAGGGCCGTCCAATCCTCAATCGTCAAGGTGCCGGCAATAATTGCCCACGGTAAGACGCTGTGGCTTGCCCAAGGAGCCGCCGTGACCACCGGCAAGGGTAAGGAGACCAATCAGCAATCAAAACGCGCCAGCGGGGCAGCAGCGCACGCGGCGGGGCATCCAATGGCAGGCACCTCCCCCCGGATGGGAACCCTCCCGGCCAAAACCTTGCACGCAGGGGCCAAAGCAG